GTGGTCAGGCTCCTGTAACCACTCTCGACCAAACCAACCCGGACGTTGCGATTGCTTACGATACATTGTTACAGGTTACAAGAGAGATACAAGCAGAGGGCTGGACTTTTAATAGAGAATATCATTATGAATTTACACCAGATACTAATGATGAAATAAACATACCAACTAATGTAATACAAATAAAATTAAGTGAGGTCTCTGGTAACATGGACCATGATGGTGTTCGTAGGAATAGTAAGTTATATGATAGACAAGACCATACATATAAATGGACTCATGTATCACCTATATTATGTGATGTAATATGGGAATTTGATTGGGTAGATATACCTGAACCTGTTCAGAATTTTATTACAGCTAGAGCTGCTGTACTAGTATCACAACGCATAGTTGGTGATGGTGTTCAATACTCAGCTTTACAACAACAAGAAGCTTATGCTAGAGCTCTTGCTTTAGAATATGAAACTGAACAAGGCCAGTTTACTTTCTTTGGTCATCCACAAGATCAACAGAATTATTACCAAAGCTATCAACCATATCAAGCACTGAAACGCTAATGCCAGCAGTAACACAACGAGTAGATAATTACTTAGGTGGTGTATCCAAACAATCTGATGATAAAAAATTACCGGGTCAAGTTAGAGAAGCTTTGAATTCTTATCCTGATCCTACTTTTGGATTAACTAAAAGACCCGGTTTTAAATGGATAACTAACTTAGGTACAGGAACTACATATGATTCATCTAAATGGTTCTATATATCAAGAGATGATGATGAACAATATATAGGATGTATTAAACCAGCCTCAGGAGGCTCTACAGGGGACATAGATATATGGAATGCTACATCAGGTACAGCGTGTACTGTTAACTATGGTACAGGTGCACAGGCATACCTTACAGGAGCACGTACAAACTATGATATACTAACTGTACAAGATACATCTATAATAACAAATAATTTAATAACAGCAGCTAAAATAGCTGATCCTACATTCAATGCTAATAGACAAGCTACACTTGTTTTATCAGGGGGATCAATAAGTAATACTTATACAGTAGTATTGGAAGGTAATACTATTACACATACTTCTAATGCTAGTGGTACTTATGATAGTATACTAACTGCTTTAAAAACAGCTATAGATAATTTAGGAATATCAGGATTAACTACTACTAAATATCTTAATACATTACATTTAAGTGATAGTAATTCTGCTATAACTATTAGTGCTTCTGGTGGTTCACTTGGGGATTCTATATTTGTATTTCAAGATCAAGTAGATAATGTATCTCAATTACCTACTCAATCTTTTAATAATCATACAGTTAAAGTTGTTAATACTTCATCTACAAATGATACTTACTTTGCTAAATTTGTAGCAGATAATGGTACATCTGGACCCGGATTCTGGAAAGAAACATTAGATCCTAGTAAATCTACAGGGTTAGATAATACTACAATGCCTCATGAGTTAATAAATAACTCTACTAATACTTTTACATTTCAGAAAATAACCTATACATCTAGAGCAGTTGGTGATGATGTAACTAACTCACATCCTAGTTTTGTAGGTAAAAAGATACAACAATCATTCTTCCATAATAATAGACTTGGATTCTTATCAGAAGATAATGTGTCCATGAGTCAATCTGGTGAATACTATAACTTTTATCATACATCTGCACAAGTAATAACAGATGCAGATCCAGTTGATTTAAGTACTTCAACAACTAAACCTGCATCATTACATGGTGTAATACCTACAACACAGGGATTGGTATTATTCAGTAAAAATCAGCAGTTCTTAATGTCAGCTGCAGATGGAATATTAACTCCAACAACAACTTCTATTCGTACTATTTCTAGTTATGAAATGGATACTGAAGTTGACCCTATTGATATGGGTACTAATATTAACTTCTTAAGTAAAACTCCTAGTTATACCCGTGTATTTGGAATGGTAACTAGAGGTCAAGATGAAAATCCACAAGTATTGGATGTAGGAAGAGTAGTAGCTGAATGGATTCCATCTACAATAGATACGTTTATTGCTAGTCCTCAGAATCAATTCTTAGTACTCTCTAGTCAATCTGATCGTAAGGTTTATTTCTATCGTACTTATAGTGATGGTAAAGAGAATTTAGTAGAGGCTTGGTTTAACTGGGAATTACCCGGTACAGTACAGACAGTAGCTGTTGATTCAGATACTATGTATGCTGTTACTAAACAAGGTAGTCAGTTTACATTAAGTAAAGCTAGTCTAAGCCAAAGTCCTTCAGATTCTATTATAGTTAATAATGACGGACAAAGGCTTAATCCCTGCATGGATCTATATAGTAATGCTAGAAATGCCGCTAATAATGCTACTGTTGTCTATGATTCTACTAATAACTTTTCTAAATGTTATATACCATGGGCTAATGATGCTTCATTAACTCCTGTTATAGTTATTAAAGGTACAACTGCTACAGGTCAGTTTGTTGAATCTGGATTTACAATTACTCCAACAGTAGTTACTAATGATGGTGATCCATACTTTAAAGTAATTGGTAAGGATTTATCTGGTGTTGCTGCTGATGTTATTGTAGGTTGGAAATATGATTTAGATATTATACTACCTAAAACATATTTTAGATTAGATGATGAAATGGAAAAAACAGATTTCACTGCTCATTTAACAGTAGCTAGAGTGAAATTTGCTGTAGGTTTGTCTGGAGTTATGGGTTTTAAATTGAAATCTATAGGTGTTAGACAAGGTTCTAGATCTTATACTGGAGATAATTCTACTACAATATTTAATTGGACTACAGATGATTTTACTTATATAGATAAAGATCAGATTAAAGTAACATTAGATGGAATTGAAACTACAAGTTTTACTGTATCTGGTGATACACAAATTACATTTAATAGTGCGCCCGGAACTGATGTGAAAATAGTTATATATCTAGATGAATGGTATAACTTAACTCCAACTCAAAAAGCAGATACTTATTTAGCTAATGATATTGCTATTTCAGAACATTCAGTATTCTCTTTACCTATTCATCAAAGAACAGATAACTTTCAACTTAGAGTATTTAATGATTCACCATTTCCAGTATCATTAAATTCAATGATGTGGGAAGGTAATTATGTACCTAAATTTTACTCAAGGAAATAACACATGATTTTTGAAACAATATTAATACATGCTATAGCATTCCCACATATATTTGGCTTCTTACCGATTCTTGCTGGTGCTGCTTTAGGTTGGGGTGCAACAGCTGTAACGGCTGGTATAGGAGCAGGTTTTCTAGCTGCAGGAACACTAGCTGGTGCTGCTGTTGGTGCATCTTTTATGGGGGGTCAGAAGTCTGCACAGGCTGCTAGAGAACAAGCTAATAAAGCTAATGAAGCATCTGAACGTAGATATTGGTATGATGTAGAAAACTGGAACTTACAGAAAGATAAGATAGAAGCTGATCATCAATATGCTAAAGAAACAGTAATGATCAGAAGAGCTAATGAACGTAGATTAGCTGACTATAAAGATGCAAGTGCTGCAGCTCAATATAATTATGATTTACAAATAAGAAATGCTAGGCAAGCATCTAATGATGCACAGTATGCTAAATCAGAGAATATTTACGGTGTCCAATTAGATTTAAATCAAGAATCAGCTAGAGCTGGTAAGGATCAAGAAAGACGAACATTAGAAGATATTGAAAGAGAAGCAACTTTTGATGCCTCTGAAGAAGCTTTACAAGCAATTTTAAATGAAGGTAAACTAAGAGCTAGAGGTATTGAAGGTAGAAGTATTGGTAAAGGTATACAAGCTACTCTCGGTGATTATGGTAGATCAATGGCACTTCTTAGTGAATCCGTAAGTCAAGCTGGTAGAAATAGTAGAGCTGTATTAAAAGAAATAGAAAGAGATCATTTCTCAGCAGACTTAACAGCTTATGCTCAGAGAATGCTGAAACCCGGCACAGAACCTATGCCTGTTAAACCTTTCAAAACTCCAGTTGCTACATTCCAAGATCCAAGAGAACTTGGGGAATTCGATTTCGGTGCTAAACCTGTTATGGGTGCACAAATGTCACCTAATGCTGCAGCTAATCAAGTATGGGGTTCAACAATAAGTGGTATTGCTGGATCAGCTTTAGGAGCTGGTATAACATCACTGTTTAGTGATATTGGTGTAAAAGAAAACTTAGAATACATAGAGAAGTCTCCTTCTGGTATTAACATTTACGAATGGAATTACATTGGAGATAATCAAAGATACCGTGGAGTCATAGCTCAAGATCTAATCGCCCAAGGTAGATATGATGCTGTATCTGAACAAGACAACGGTTACTTAGCTGTTGACTATAGTCAATTAGATGTACAAATGACACCTGTTTAAAACATGGGAACTTATAAAAGAAGGCATACCAAATCTGGTAGCTTTGTTGAAACGGGGCAAGGCTTACGAGCTGCCCTGACTCAACAACAAAAACGTGATGAAGCTAACATCCAAGGAATAGAAAGATTAGCAAGAAGTCATCAGAGAGTAGAAGATAAAAGAATAGATAGTTTATCTAGATCCTTTTCTTTAGAATATGATTGGGGTGAAAAATTACAATCTCTAGAGAATAAAATACATAATAATAAAACTAGAGCTTTAGCTATTAGATCTGATAGAGAGGTTGAGGCACTAAAAGGTCAAGCTGATGAATACATGCGTCAGTCTAAAATGTGGTCAGGTGTTGCTCAAGATTTCGGTCAAGCATTAGCTAAAAATGCTGGTAAGATTTACGAACAGATAGAAACATCTAGAGCTTTAAAGAATTATACTGCACCAGAATTTGATAAGACATTCTTCGGTGAGAATGCTGATGCACAAACTTCATTCCTTGCTACTGCGAATGAAGATATGTTTAAAAGCAAGGACTTTAATGCTGAAGAAAAAGCTAATA